CCAATTTTTTAATAAGTTCTTCTTTCATGTTAATAAATATCCTTATAAACAAAAAAAAAGGTCATAAAGACCTTTTTAAGTTTTAGATTCAAAATCAAGGACTCCTTGTTTTTTCTGATTAATAAAATGTTGTACCCTTTTTGTCGCCACTTCACAATAATTAGGACTAAGCTCGATTCCAATCCATCTGCGTCCTAACGTTTCTGCGGCAACCAAACTAGTTCCGCTTCCAGTGAATGGATCCATAATTATATCATTCTTATAGGTAAGAATTTTTATCGCTTTAGTCGGGATGTCCATTGAAAAAGTTGCCTTTGTTTGTTGTCTTGTATCCGCAAAATATTCCCATTGACCATATACCAAACTCATAAAGTCCTTCTTATCTTCATCTTGATACATGGTTTTTTTCTTTATTGTTCCGTCTTCTTGTTCAACATCAACAACTTCTCCAACCCACTGAGGTTCCCCTTTAACTTTCTTAATCCTATCTTTCTTATAGGCAAGAATTACACATTCTTTTGGATTATAAATGTAAGGTGAAGATGGAGACATCCAAGAACCCCAAGCAGTGGTCTTACTTCTATGTGGAGCATTCTCATCAAGGTCAACAAGTCCATAAAATTTGAACCCAACCTTTTTCATCACAGACCAAAATTCAGACATAAAAAGAACTCGACCTCCTCTATCTTGGACGTTAATTTCATATGGAATATTAACCGCAATCCTTCCATCATCTTTAAGAACACGAAATGATTCACCCACCCATTCTTCTGTAAATTTCCAATATTCTTCCATCGATTGATTATCGTCATGACTATCGTAGTCAATACCGACATTATAAGGTGGTGAAGTAACAATTAAATCAATTATTGACTCAGGTAATTTACCCATCTCAATAACACAGTCTCCATTTATAATCCTATTTGTTTCTAACATCGTAATTTACCTTCGTTTCTTAATTGTTCTCTAATCTTCGTCGCAGATATATCTGAAACTTCTTGAGGTGGAATATGTTCTATAATATCGTATCCGACTCCTCTACCAAAATTAACTGACTCAATATCAGGAATAATGATAACTTTAACCCTACCTTCACTAATTAGTTCGGATAGTTCTTGTGAAACGTTATTATAAACTTCTTCTGAAGTATAAGGATTTTTATCGTCAGGTTCAATATCTCTAATACAAATAAGAGAATTTTTACCCTCATTAAGAGATTGATTCATCAACCATTTATGGCCATCATGAAACGGTTGAAATCGTCCCACCAACATAGAATATTGTTTGCCTCCTGTATTTTTTAGTTTTGGGTCTCCCTCTACGTGAATTTTTTTCATTTTTGTTTTTAATTTGTTTTTATAAACTCCAAAATTATATTTGCAGAATCTTTAATTGAAACATTCGTTGTATCAATATCTATATAATTTTCTGTTGGTGGTTCATAATCTTGTACGAAGAAACTTTCTCTACCACGTATTTCCGTTGTATGAACATAAACTTCAATAAGATTATTACCCATCTTTGATTTGAACTTATCTCTTTGGTCTTTATATGGAGACACCAACGAAACAAATAGGTGTTTACCTTTGTTATGAAGATATTCTGAGATTTGTTGCGCAAGTTCAATATTTTTTCTACGTCCAACTTCAGAGTAATCCTTATTATCAAATAAATCCCTCAAATCATCTCCATCAATATGAAATACATCCGAACCCATGTTTAACATCATTCGTTTACATAGGGTTGTCTTACCTGAGCCTGGTTGACCTGTTAACCAAATTATAGCCATTTTTTTTGTTTTAGTGTTTTACTAATTTTGTCTTTAGTTTCCTGAGATAATTTACGTCCTTTTAATCCATTACTTATTTTTAACCTAACGTCCTCTCTTTTTGATACATTATTGTCACCGACCTTACCTTTTTTTTTATTAACCTCATCACTAAATTTACGACCTGAAGCTGATTGTTTTAGTTTTTCTTTAACGTATTCTTTTTTTGAAGGATTATCAAACTTCATTTTTTCCGACTGTTCTTTCCTTTTTTCGTAAGTCCAATATTCTCTGATTCTTTCTTTGAAATCCCAACATGGATGATTTTCAGAATATAAAGTTTTACCTCCTTGACCTTCTTCAACAATTAAGTTCGCAAAAACTTTATTCTTAACTATATCCAACGTCTCAGAAAAAAATGCCACCATTTCTTTGAGTTCTTCTTTTGATGTTGTTTCGAACAAAACAGTTGTTTGTATATCATCATTCGAAAACCCGTATTTTTTCAAATGTCGTCTCCAAACAATTCCACTACCTGAATACTGATATGGGTCTTTTATAGTTTTTCCTAAATATTTCAGACCATTAGGACTTTCTTTTAGATAAAGGTAATATTTCGTTTTTTCCTGCATAATATTTTTCCATAGTTTTTTGATTTATATCTTCTTTGTTTCGGTAATAATACTCTTTTGCCCATTTTTTCTGAGCCTCTTTTGCCTGTTCCAAAGAATGATATTTCCGTTTTCTACCCATATATATATAAATATTTAACTAAAAGAAAAAAACTAAAAGAATTTATTATTTTTCTAATTTTTTAATTTTTCTATCCAAATAAAACGCCGCTTTTTTCAAGTCCTCGAGTTCTTTTGTCGGATCTTTTTTTCCCGCCCTTGCAACGTATTTAACTACGTTGAATAGATAAGCATCTTTATCTAAATTCCACTCCTCACATACTTTAATAACCTCATACGTATTATCCTCTCCACCATAATGGTTTGGATGATTTACCATTTCTTTACTCATTGTTTTTACCCCACTTTTTTCCAATGTATTCATTGTATCTATCATATTTTCTTGGGCTATATAATATCCAAACAAAATAGATATCAATGAACCATTCTATCTTCTTGAGAATTTTTTTAATTTTTTCCAAAATATTTTTCAATTGATTCAAGTCGGTCATCAGCATCTGTCAACATACGAAGTGCCTCTTCAGCATTCTCATAAAAATCTTTTGTTGAGTGATCTCCAATACCAACTCCTGTATTACCCAATAGGTCTAAAGTTAATAGTGCTTTTGCCTTATCTGCCTCAGCCGAGGTCTTTAACATTTTGATTAAATTTTTGTTCATAACTTTAATTTTTATAGTTTAATTGATTTTAGAATTTCTTCGTCAGTTTTTCCCTCAAGATATAGATTATAAATCAAGGCACAAGTAGTATCCCCGAAATATAACATTTCACTCTTGCCGTAATATTCTTTTAATTTACCTTGTTTTAAGGCGGAGATACAATGGTCAAGTATCACCAATCTCTTATTAAGACCCATTTCAAAAATATAAGAAAATTAGTTTTGAGAGTCAAAGGTATTAATTTTTTCAAAATTAACTACCTGAAAAATATAAGACATAACTTTCCTTTTGATAATCGGTACTAATGTTTCTTCAAATGGAAAATTTTGAGAACATTTGATTTCGAATATCGGTAAGGTTTTATATAATTCTGTTTGATTCCATTTTGAATTTGAGTCAATAATTTCAGTAAGTGTTCTTTCGTCAATTCCACCTTCAGATATCAAACTTAAATGCGTTCTGTTCGTAGACTTATCTTTTTTGTCAGGTTTTATCTCATACTCCCACACATACAATTTTTCTTCCGACTTTCGATAAAAAAAAATATAACCTGAACCTGATACTAAATTGTTTTTATTTTTTCGTAAAAATAAATCAATTGATTCGAATGCAATATTCCATATTGATTTGGCTATGTTGAAGGCATCAAATAGTTTTGGCCCCGAAAACTTGAGAGTTTTGTCCAATTCACTCTCTTCTTGTTCAGTTAGTTCTCTTGGTTTCTTCGGAGTTAATTCTTTAACAAGTATCTCATCATCGAATGATTCAAACTTTTTGTTAGTTAATAAAAGTGTATTCTCCTTTGAGATTGATTGAACATTTGCCAAATGCAATGATAATTCTACAAAATTTGGATATAACTCAAACTTATCAAAACTCTGGTCACATTTCTGTAGATAGTCCAACAAGGTATATTTGTTGTACTCGAAATCCAATGGTTCTTTGAACATCCATTCTGGATTTAATTTGAATGATATCTTTTTCTTTCTACCCATAAGGAAATTATAATAGTTATAAACTATTAATCAATTCTCATTATATAATATAAGTCTCCGTCAGCATAAACCTCGTGAGCTTCTCCATCGTAGGTTGCTAAGTAATGTCCATAACCGTCCATGTCAATCGCTTCTTCTATCAATGCATCGATATCTATAAATTGTTCATAGTCCACACTCAAATCGTCTAAAAACCACCAAGGATCTACTTTGACCTCACTTAACTTGGTTGCAATCATGTCATTGATTAATTCATCGGGGAATTCCCCCTGAGGATCAGAGTTTATTTCCGTAATTTCTAAATTATAATCGTCAATTAATTCTTCGAACTCAGATATTTTGGATGAATAAAAATCTTCATTCCCTCTCTCCATAAAATTTTGAAATTGTTTTATCCCATTCTCTAATCTTTCTTTTTTATTTGTAAAAATTTCAACTTGTTCTTGTTGTTTGGAAGACAACATTCTATCTTTATCATCAAAATACGCTTCAGCGTAATTATAAACATCATCATTATAATAATCTTCGGCGTAGTTCATAACTTCTCTCATGTCAAGATGACCTTTAACAAAATCTTGATTAAATACCGATATTCCTTCGGAATCTATCATATCCCTAAGATATTGTTCTGCGGATTTTTGTGTTTCATATTCATTACCTACCGAATATTCAGTTCCTTCTACACTAAACCTATCCAAATCGTAGAAATCACCAACGAAAATAACATCTTCCAATGTAGTGTCCTCGTTCACCTCTTCTTTCAACCAAGTCAAAAGAAGTTCCGCCCTCAATTTTAGTGAGGGATTATTTTCCATGTATAATTTGGTTCTATCTCCGGCGGATTGATTTTGTTCTAAAAAATTCATCAGTTTTTATTTAATAAATATCTTTATTTAATATAATTAAAGTAAGGAACTATTTATAAAGATAAACAAACTAAATTATTGAATCAATGTCGTGTGGATGTAAAAACAAACCTCAACCCCAGCCTCAAACTCAACAGCAACAACAAGTATCTCAAGTAGTGAAAGAACAACAAAATGAGAGTGTTAAGGCGGCAATTAAAAAAACTGTAGAGAAGTATTATAACGTAAACAAAACTTCTAACTAAAGTTTAGTCTAATGGATTTATAAGAGGGACAATTTTTTGTCCCTTTTTTGTATTTATTGTTATGGAGTTTCAAGATATAATAGACCAGTTCAATGATGGAGAGTTCGATGCCGAAGTTCATTTTGGTGATTACAATACATTTTTTACTTTTTTGAATAAAAGAGGATTGTTATCCCAAATAGACATTGAAAACCCGGAGGTACAGAATTTGTTGTTAATTTGGCTTCATGGTAGTGACCGTAAAAGATTTCATGAATTTGTGGTAGATAAATTGTCCGATGTTGACATGGACGAAAACGGTGTGATTTATTTGGACTTGGGTGATAGGTCTGAATTATCAAATTTTTTCTGTGAAAGTTCCCGTAACGGACTCTCAAAAGGTTATATTGAAGATATTCTATCAGGTGAAAACGATCTTTACCTCTATGAATACACTACTGACAGTGTTTATCGTGATGTCATTGAAGGACTGAACCCAAAAAATATGAAACACCTTCGAGAGTATGTTATCGAAAATCTCAAAGGTCAAAAAATAGAAACTGAGACTATCGAACTAGAAGATATCGCTAGAGAACAAGGTCATCCCGAATATGTTACAGTTGATAATCCTATAACGGCACAGACTATCATTGACGATAAAGATTCAATGAATTATCTTTTGGATACTTATCTTGAAGACTTAAAATCCGAATTAGAATCCATTCACACGAATGCTTATAACCAAGCATATGAGAGTGAAATTTATAAAATCGTTTTCAATGAATTACAAGAGTATATAAACGGTAATGGCGAATATTATTCACAACCTCACCGTTTCAAAAAAGATACTATCACTCAGCGTTTCCGAGTTCCTGTCGCCTCGAACTTTGACGAAATAATTTTAGACTATTTAATTTCTAATAAGAATCGAGGATCTCGTGGATTATTAGAATATTGGGGTGATTACATGCCAATAGTTCAAGATGAACAAGATTGTTTAACGGTGAATTCTCCCGACTATCCTGACTTTAGAGAGGTTGAAAATAATATTAATGAAATTTTCACCGGTTACATCTAATTATTCTATTCTTTTTGTAAGTACAATTTATTATCATTCAACAAATCAATGAATTAAATGATATTAAAGAAGACTAACAGTAGGGTTTATACAATAAATTTATTTTCAGACTACCTACTAACCAAAATCCCAAACACAGAAGAATCAATTTTCTCTGTAGTAGATTGTAAAAATTTCATTATTATAAAAGGTAAGACCTCCCATAAAGAAATTTTGGATATCAGTTCAATAACAAAAGAGTTTAACGAAAAATACGAACCTGAGACACCAATCTCCCACACAATAGATTTAATTGAATATGATTGTAAGTTGTCCAAAGTAAAAAATTTGGAGTTCATTTTACATAAGTCAGAAAATTGTTCTTACCATAAAACCCAAATAGAAAAATTCTTATCAAGTGAGTCATCATTTGATTTCAGTTGTTACCCATCAGAAGTATCTGATGATGAACTAATTGTTACATCCGAATTTCCTCATGGATATTCATTGAGTCAAGGAAGACTTATCTATCTCTACGGAAAACATATTTTTTATAGTATCCCAACTAACCACACAGATTCATCCATTATTTTTAACCTGTCTTTGGACAAAGATGAAGATAATGATAATATCATATCAATTTTTAATGTGGATAAAAAATCTGAAGATGAGACTTTGAAATCGGCAATATTAGATGTGTTCGATTTTGATATGTCTTGGTTATCATCTGAAATGAAAAAAGTGGATTGGAGTATTGAACTCACAAATCCACTTGAGGAATATTCTTTTGTTAAAAAGAAAAACAAGGACTTTATTATTTTTTAAATAATCCCAACATTTTTTCGATGTTCATTAATTATTTGAAGTGCTTCGGTTAATTCATTATAATTTTTATCGGGAGTATATAGGAAGGACTTATAGTCCTTCCCATTTCCCTCAATAATAAGTAACGCGGGTATTAAATCATTGTCTGTTATTTCACTGAATACATCATATTCATCTTTATATTCATCGATATCTCTATCGAAAAACTCTATACCTTCTTCATTTAACATTTTTTTGAAGTCAACACAGAAAGGACATCCTTTCATGGTATAGACAATAACATTCAAATCTTTCATAATCATTAATCTAATAATTTAAGAAGTTGATCTGGTGACATTACACCTGGTCTTGAAAAAGTTTCCTCACCATTCTCGAATATTTTAATCGTTGGGACGCCCCTAACATTCCACTCTTTCATAAGGTCCATATCTTGTTCAATGTCAAATTTATAAACACTGTATTTTGGAGTTCCTTTTTGTATTAAAGATTCATTAACTTTCTCAAGATTCCCCAACATTATTTTACATGGTCCACACCAAGTTGCAAATAGGTCGAGGACAAAGTTTTCCTTGTTGTTAATTTTTTGTTTTAGTTCTTCACTTGTTAGTTGTTTTGTCATTGTTAAATTGTTTTAATAATTGTTGTATAAAAATTGTTAGTTCGCTGTATTGACTCTGGTTGTAATAGACAATCAAATTTGATTCAACTTCACCTAACAATAAATATAAATAAAATTCCTGTTTTGTTTTATAAATTTTTTTATTGAATGTAATTTTTCCATTAATAATACCTGCAGATGCTTCACTCCAAACGACTTCTAAACTTCTATTATCGATGAATTTATAAATAGAATGGTCAGGGAAATCTAATCTTAAACTGGAAAAAACGACCCATTCGATTTCTTTGTTTTTTATATATTCAGGTTTTTTTATCATAGTTATTAAAAGTCTAATTTACGAAGTCCCTCGATTGTTTTATGCGTCCATTTCAAGAAATCATCCTCGTCCCAATATGAATTGGATTCAAAGAGTGTCCCATTATAACACTTTTTGGTTATTTTTACGGTTTCAAATCTGTCATCGTTTACGTAATATAACATTTTCAAATCCAATTTCAATAGCCAGTGTATCCATTCATCTGATAATTTCCCATTATATTTCCCCAAACTTTGTACTCTACGACATTTGGTTTTATCATCCTCTCGGTATAACTGATATTCAATAGTTGCCCTATCTTCAGAATATCTTGATCCCTTTCTTAAAGATACAATTATATTTGAAGGCTTTCCAATGTAAGTTTTCACACAATTTGATTGGGTTAAACTTTCTTCATTATATGATGTTGAATCATCCAATAATACAGGATAATACTCTCCCAATGGTTGTTCCAAATGTTCGTAAGAATATACGGGATAAATCCTTTCATAGTGACCCTTTTTATAGAATGTCAATTTATCCGACCAATCCAAATGTTCATTTCTAAAGATATCCACATCATCACTCATCCACCTCAAATCAGTTTCACCATACATTTTTAATTGGGTGTAAATTTCAATGTGGTCGATGAATGTATAGGTGTCTAACATTTCCTCAAAATATACTTTCTTGAATAAATTGAATACCCTACGTAGTTCATCTTTACCAATTACGGTTAAAAACTCAGCAGGAATAGATTGGTCTTGGATTTTAAACTCAGAATTTAAAGTTTGTAAAATAAAATCATCATCCTGATTAATCCAATCATCACCAAATAATTTTTTTGAAACTAAGTACAAGTCCAAGTTAAGTCCTTTGCAACTATGAAGACATTTTTTTAATTTCTTTCCAGTCAATCCATTATGTATCATAAATGTATCAACCAATCGATTGTCATTCTTTTTAAGTATCTTTCGGAATTTCGGACCAACTAATTTGGAAGAATATAAAAGGAAATTGTTTGGATACTTAATCCTTTTTTTGTCTAAATAGAACTTGAATAATCTTTTGTCCAAACTAAATGAACTATTTAATCCTCTTTCATCAATCTCATTCATAAATTTAGATAAAGAATCAAAAGCAACCTCTGTAGAGTTATGTGAATATGACCATATTTTATCTCTTATGACATATCCTATATTTGACATCGGTTCGTTTAAGAAAAAATTTTTGTGAAGTTTTTTCCGTACTTTCTTCTTATTTTGATAATTGTGTAGAAATCCTGAGTATACATCACCAGTTTTAGTGTTAACGGTAATATAGTCCACGTTCCGAACAACTTTGAACCACTTGTTTCCAACTCTTCTTTCTCTAAACCCATTAAAGACCTTCATAGAGACCTTATCTCCATCACGTTCGACCACAATCATCAAATAAGATTTGAGCACTCTGGCCAAAGGATTTCCGTAGTGTAACACAAAGTCCTCCTCAACATTGGAAACGAAATTCTCTAAATAAACATCAGATTTTTTTGATAAGTTTATTTTATCATTTGTATTAAGTAATTGGTCCCAAATATCCGCCTCATTTTCATCATCGAAAAAATATTTGTTTCTTGAGTGCGGGAAGGTAATCGGAACGGTGTCATGAAACACAACCGTGGTGTAAGATTCATAATTAACTTTGAAAATTTCTTCTTTCATATCTCAATTATAATAAAAAAAATGGGGGATATAAACCCCCCACTTAATTAACAATAAGACTCTGCCAACTCCCAAAGATTAGTATTAATCTTGTTGATGGATTGGAAGTTTTTCAATTCTTTCATCGAAGTGAATCTTCCTTTTTCGGATTGGTATCTCAAACCCCCTCGAACAAACTTCTCTTGAATTACGTTGAACGTAGTCCAAACTGAACTTCCTGAATCCTCATGTCTGATAGGACGAAGGAAGTCATCAAATTTAATTTTAGGGATTGACCCCTTTTCCCAACGGATTGAGGTGGCTTTGGTGACAAAGTCAAC